TTAATATGCACGTCCGCGTGGCCCTAAGTAATGAAAATCAGGGTCAGTTCCGACCCGATAGCAGCTGAAAGCCCGACTAATTTCATTATGAAAAGTCACAACAATTGCCGGTGTCGCCCAAGTAGACGCCGCCCAAAAAACGGTGTCATCAAACGCCCGGTTGTCATTCGGGTAGCGGTGATAGCCTTGTACATTGTCCCAAATGGTGCCGTGTGTATTCAACCAATCTTCAGCAAGTCCGGCGTCCACCTCCATCATCACGTCTTGATTATCAGCAATCAAACTACTTAGTTTTTGCCAATCGAGTTGCCAATCATGAATATGGGGATTCGGTCCGCGTGTGCCAAGCGGTGTATGCCCCAATGCGATCGGTGTCAATTCTACAAAATCCATCCTGACCACCCCGTTCGTTAACCATCCTAAGATTTCTTAACTATTATAGCATTTCACGACAAAAATACTGCCCGCAATTGCTTGACCTGGGACGGGTTCCATAATTTATGCTGTTATTAAATAAGGCGATTAAGACAAGCACCAAGTAAGGAGCGCGGTAAACATGTGGTTCTCACATCATCAAAAACGAAATAGTCTTCAGGCACCCGTCGCCGGTACTTATACGGTGATTCCCACTGCCACATCACCCCAACAAATCGGGCTATTAGCCATACAACCGACCAGTCCGGTGATTAATGCCCCGATTGATGGTGATATCATTAGCCTGTCACCCTCGCGTCTCGTTATCAATTCGCTGAGCAATCAACATATTGAACTGCGTATCGACCGGCCGAGCTTCCACAACAAGTGTACCTGGCAAGTACGCGTGGGCGATTCCGTTTCACCATTAACAATTGTAGGGACACTTTATGGATCCTTAAAAGACGTCACCATTGCTGTCTATCGAATTGATACCATTCAGGCCACTAATTGGGTTTCGCTCGTTAGCTGTTTACGGCTATAGATTCATATCCGCTAATTGGGCATTTCGGTTGTCAAAATATAAATTTGACGGTTGTGAATATTTCTAAGTCCACCTTGACACCCATCGCCCAATCTCAAAAAGATAAATCACAATAATCACTTTTCCAACAGCTTCAACGGGCCATGCTACTGTGCCCAGTTGGAGTTGTTTTTTTGCAAACTACTCAACACTGCCAGGTGTGAAATTTGAAATAACATGACGCATCGCTGTCGACGTACTTGATTGGTGATGTAATTGACAAGCTATCGTGACATCATTACAATTTTTGTGGTTTGATATTTGATTGCTTTATACCTTAATTCAAGCTATGATATTCATACTGGTTTAAAATTCCTTTCTTTATTAATCAGTAGGAGCCCTAATTAATAGATCAATCTAAAAATTATAAAAAGGTCGGATACAATTATTATGAAAACCATGAGTCTTGTTGTTCCATGCTATAACGAGGAACCAACGATTGAAATATTTTATAACACCGTTGAAAAAGTCTTGGCAGATAATCCAGAGTCGTTCAAGGATATCACTACTGAATATGTTTTCGTTAATGATGGCTCATCTGACGACACTTTGAACGTACTACGAACTTTAAACGCCGCCCATCCTGACACTGTCCACTATGTCTCCTTTTCGCGAAATTTTGGTAAGGAGGCTGGTTTATTAGCCGGCTTGGAGCACACCATTGGCGATTACGTCGCCGTCATGGACGTTGATCTACAAGATCCACCGACTTTATTGCCTAAAATGCTGGCAATGCTTCAAACCGGTGACTATGACTGTATCGGTACAATGCGGGAAAATCGCGTTGGTGAACCAATGATCCGGTCATTCTTATCACGCTCGTTTTACTCAGTTGTCAACAAAATTTCAAAAGTACAAATTATTCCAAACGCCCGCGATTACCGGTTAATGACACGTCAGATGGTTGATGCTATTTTGGAATTGCCTGAATATAACCGATTTTCAAAAGGCATCTTCAACTGGGTCGGTTTCCGAACAACTTATTTGAAGTTCGAAAATCAGCCCCGTTCCGCTGGCGAGACACACTGGTCAATTTGGCAATTATTCAATTATTCAATGGATGCCATCGTCGACTTCTCAGATGTACCCCTGAAGATTGCGACCTTCACCGGCGGCTTGCTCTCACTAATCTCCATTATCAGTATATTTGTCGTTATTATTCGTAAAATATTATTTGATAACAGTGCCAGTGGTTGGGCCTCAACCATCACGATTATGCTCTTAATCGGTGGCATTCAGCTGTTCTGTCTGGGGATTATCGGCAATTACATTGGTAAAATTTATATTGAATCAAAACACCGGCCCCACTATATCGTGCAGGAAAAGAAGTAGGACCAATTTTGGGAACGATATGACCAATTGAACACTTCTAACTTGATAAAATCTTATATTTTTAATCTGCTTTCAATTTTATTATTGTATAGCAGATTTTTTATTATTTTAGATGCAGAAAATGGATTGCCCATCATGCGTGCCTGTCATAGCTTCACCCGTTTTACTTTTCAATAAACTCCTCACTAGCATATTGATAATAATCATTGGATGTAGAGGCTTTCCTTGGCATCCTCAATTCGTCGACCAGCAGCATCAGATGTTCGCAACTGAAACGCCAATTGCTTGACTAAAAATCAGCCAAAAATTTCACGAGCTTTTACATGACATGCAACTTTTAATGTCTTTCTCGCCGATAGGCTAACATCCGTGCAGCAATTTTTGTGTGAATCTGTTTTAGATTCTCTCTGTTTTATCCCAGTAGTCTTGTTCAAGAAATCACGGTCAATGCCAATCTCATCAATTGGTCCAATCAAGACATCCTAATTAACAGTCAAATAATGTTCGACGATTGACGCCTCCTCATCGCCATCATAGATGTCCGTCAATTCAATTTATTTATAACCATGATATTGCTGTAAATGAATATTCGTCTTAAATTTTTCTCAAAACTCACACAAAACACATTAATTGTCATGACTGTTATTGACCAACATACTGAAATCTTTTGAATAAATATTTATTCCAGTGGAAAATTATGCTATACTAATTAAGTAACATATGGAGAGTTGGCAGAGTGGTAATGCACCGGACTCGAAATCCGGCGAACCGGCTAATACCGGCGCGCAGGTTCAAATCCTGTACTCTCCTTAAATTGATTATCTGTACCAACCTTGAGCGTCGTCAATCGTTGAGTTGACGGCGTTTTTTGTTTTTCATAGTCGCTTTAAAACTGTATAAATAGATATAATGGTGCACTTTTTGGTGCACTCTTGCTAAAAAATACTAAATTATGCTGATTTTTTGCACTTAAAAGTGCACCAAAAATATTAAAACGTGCCTTGACACCTTATTCCATAAGGGTTTTAGGTTCAAGCAAAAAGCACACCTACACCTAGGCGGGTAATACATAAAAAATCCCCCACGCCGAAACGCAGGGGAAAAGTTGCAGAGTGATCAAGCTCCACAATGAATGAAACTCTATATCAAGTTATAGCCAACAATTATTATAACATTATTTTGCTGCTTGTGAGGCGGATTCTGACGCCGTTTCAGTGTCAGATGATGCAGAACTATTCACTGCAGCAACTGTGGACGTTGGCGTTTGCGCTTCGTCAACAACCTTATTAGCTACTGCTTCGACTTGACTTTCCTCGTCACTTTTAACTGTTGGTACTGTCAATGTTTGAACGTCAGTAATTACACCTAATAGCCCTAGGATGGTCAGCACCGTGTTAACAACGGCCACAATACTAGTCCAATCACCAGTAAACTTGATGCCAAATGTCGCTAGCACTTGCTGAACTAGCACGATTAACAGTCAAATTAAGCCAGCAATCAATTTACCATTCAAGCTACCGTCAGCATTCTTGAAGCTAATTTTTTTAATCATTATTTTCCCTCCTAAAGAAACTTTTCTGCGATGTAAATAACTAACGTGACTAGAGTTCCGGAAACTAGAACACCGATAACCCAATTCTGTATCTGAGTAATCCGTCCTATCTCATGCTCGACCTCAATTGATTTAGCTAGGGCCTTTTCCGCTTTGTCGCCAATATCGTCAACTTGGTTCAGCTTTTCTTCGATGTTCTCAACTTTCGTTTTGGTGGCGGCCACGTCCTTTTGAATATCCATTAATAACTTAGTTGTATCGTCGTATTGTGCCATTACCGCACCACCAATCGCTGGCCGGGATAGATAGTGGTGTAAATCGTCTTGCCGTTCTGACTAGCTAATGTAGTCATGATCAGGCCGTTGCGTTGTGCGATTGTCCACCAGCTGTCGCCAGACTTGACTGTGTAGTACGTATGACTAACCAGCTGACCAGTAACTCGCTTTCCGTAGGCTTGCCCATTGGTGACACCTAGCTTAATGAAGCCATATAGGCCATTTGAACGGGTGTAACGTGCCCATACATAATCATGTTCAATAATGACAGCGTTGTAAGTTACACTCTCACCCTTATGATAAGTAGCAACTTGACGTACCTTGTCTGAATCCGTGTAACGCACTGCCAGAGTACGGTTAGGGTAAAACACCCCACGTTGGCTGTATTTGACAACCTTAAAGGTGGCCTTCTTAGCTGTCTGAGCCTTTTGAGCCTGCTTAACATTGGCCTGTGCTTTAGCCTTGCTAGCAGTCGTGTAGCCTGATTTAGTGATCCCCGTTAAATCAACATTGCCGTCTAATCCGCCTGCTTTATACATGCTAGTGAATTGGAAGATAGCCACACCGTCCATTGATGGGAACCAGTTGTAATTCGGCTTAGTTCTCACCAGATAGTCCGGATATTCAGCTAGCCATAGGCAATTACCATAGGCTTTAACAATGGCACTAGTATTAACATAAGCATTGAGGTAAGCTTTACCGGAGTACAGCATCGGCGTATAGCCAGCCGCTTTAATGAGGGCCATCTGAGCTAGAATGACATTAGTGTTGGCTGCCACGCTATTAGAAGCGCCGTCCTCATAATCTAGTGCTACAATACTACTCTTGGGCGTCCTAACACGTGGCAAGTAATAGGCCATCATAGCCTTGGCATTGGTCATATTGCCACCAACACCGTCCCATAAGTACGTGTGTACCCGTTTACCAGCCTGTTGAGCTGATTTAACTTGGCTGTTATACGTGGTTTGAGGAATATTAGTGCCACCATAGAAGCCACCCGCCTGTGAGAATACAAACTTATCAGTGCTATAGCCAAATGCCCCACTAGTACCATTATACTTAGACCAATCGACCCCTTGTTCCCGGCTAGTTGAAGCCTGACTGGTAACATTGATCATTAAAGAGGCCATAAAAATGGCGCTCAACATTAAGATGAGTGCCTTCAACTTGCGCTTATTCAATTGTCTACCTCCTATTGTACGCTTTGATGATCTACGGCAGCTGATGCCTGCGCAACTTTGTAAGCTGTAATTGCATTGGATACTTGATTAAACTGAGTTTGGGTAATCATTGATTTTACTAGATAATTTCCAGCGTAAGCCGTAGCTAAATCCGATGGAATCAATCCATTGTTAATACTGCTAATTAATCCTTCTGTTAAAAATTTGCTTAAATCAAAACTCATTTCAAAGAACCTCCTATTGTACGATTTTATTGTTTACGACAGCTGATGCCTGTGCATCTAAGGATAAATCGGCTCATTTAGCAACTTCTTGAGCTTCTTTTGAAGCCTTAGCAGTAGCTTCTGCCTGTGCAACTTTGTAAGCTGCAATTCCATCGTATATTTGAGTAACCTGAGTTTGAGTAATCAGTGATTTCGCTAGATAATTTCCAGCGTATACAGTTGCTAAGTCTGATGGAATCAATCCATTGTTAATACTATCAATTAACCCTTCTGTTAAAAATTCGCTTAAATTAAAACTCATTTCAAAGAACCTCCTAATGATAAAATAGCTGCTTGTATTTTTGCGTAATCCGATTGTGTCAAAATTTCTGATGGATTAGGGCACCAGTCAGTTGCTACGCTACCTTTTTCTAACTTTTCTTCTTTCCACCCAACCAAAGCAGTTTCCGGTGCGCCATATGCAAGTGGTTTCAAGCTTAAAGTCCCATCTTTTGTAGGTGTAATCACTAAAGTTGAATATCCAGTTTCACCTTTCTTAATAGATGTGCCACTGCCTAAACTTGAATCTGCTTTATCCCCAGTCGGAAATAAACGTGCATTCACAAATGCATCATCCGTGCCTTTAGTATTGTCAAGCCACGCTTGATACGTATATGTCTGGCCCTTGACTACTTTGATTTTGTAATCCCCGTTAGTCGCTTGTGAACCCACATTAGGATTACTAGTTAACTGTTTTGTTTTTAAGACACTACTGGTACCTGTTAGCAAGTTAGTTCCAACCGCACTATTATTAACCTGCGTTTGGAGCTTGACAAAAGCTGGTGCTTTGATCAAGCCATCATTATCAACAGTACCAGTGTCGCCTTTTTCACCTTTGTCACCCTTAGCGATTGTACTTGCAGCCTTTTTCATTGCTTCCTTAAATTCATCAAAAGCAATGGTCGTAATTACTTCCCCAGTTGTGCTTTCGATGTTGTTGGTAATAGTAAACCCAGTTGACCCATCACTAGGGTAGATTGACGTCCCGGTACTATCAACCACCCATACTTCAATGTAACATCCACCAGCTGGCAAACTCTTCATTAAATCAGCGTTAAGGCCAACGGTGATTTCACCATTCGTTGGTTCAGTTAATTTGCTTGGTTCAATTTTGGCCGATTTAAGATAACCACTAGAATTGCCAAATTTAACGGTAATTGAAGTGGCATGAGTTAAATCCACTGTCTCATTGTCATTGCCACAAACTAAAGTAAAGTTAGTGGTGGTATCACCAATTTTGACCGTCTGTGATGAAGTATCAGTAAAACTAAGCGTTTTTTCCATTTTTAAGCTTCTCCTTTTTATCCAGCTTGACATTAAGCTGGTCAATTATTTTAAACCTTATGTTTTAATATATCTTATGGCGATAGTGAACAAGGTGTTGGTATGGCACCTCTCTCAATTTTTAAGCACGAGTAAAATGCGTTTTGACCCGATAGAATATTGGTAAAACTAAGCGTTTTCGCCATCTTTAGGTGCTTCCTTCTCATCCAACTTGGCATTGAGCTGATCAATTTGAATTTGAGCCATCGCTAATTGCTGGTCTTTAAGGGCAATCGCTTGGGCATAGTTACTCGTCAGCTTGTTAATTAAAGCCTGTGCATCAACATTCATAATTTAAGCCTCCTTTGTAGCCGTGATAACTGGTTTTAAAACGGTCAGACTGTCAATCAGTGTGTTCAACACCTTCAATTTAACCATATCAGTACCCCCAGCACCCCCAGCAATAGCAGTGTTAAAGTCATCCATGGTAATACTGACCTGTGAGCTAATACCCAGCGTATTAATTTGAATACTAATTGTCATGATGTTGTTCGTGTAATCTGGTTTATAGTTTTTAATTAAAATGCTATCCATTAAATTTGGCCTCCAATTTGTTTAATCTAGCTTCTAGTCCCATATTGTGACCGTTTAATTGGTCAATTTCTTTCTGTTGTTCCTGTACCGTGGCTAAGGTGGCATTTAAAAGTACACTGTCATCCACCCCGCATAGCTTGCCGTTTTCATCACGACTAACAAAGACGTCTGGCAATTGCCACTGCTTAGCGTCATTCACATCATCAACGATTGAAGACAGCCTTAAGTGGCTGGTATTATCGTCAGTTTTGTACTGGTATGTTGCTAGGCCGATTGAGTTAACTAGTTGTGCCCAATAGGCCGTATCAGCCTTTTGCACGTCCTTCTTGACACTTAACAGGGATGACTTGACTAAGCTATTATAGTGAACGTCACCAGCATAGATGTCGACGGCACCGCCTTTACCCTTGGCAAAGTGAATACCATCACCATCAGCACTAGTGACCGTGTGGCCGGGATTGATTTGAAAGTTACCAATATCTAGCTCGCGGTTAAACTGAATCACATTAGAGCCAGCACTATCAATACCGAAATTAGCAACATCTGAGCCGGAGTTTGAAACAATCCGCCACCATGTAGCACTAGGATCACCTATAAGATTGCCATAGCTATTGAGTGTAATACCTGTACCATTAATTTGGAGCCCGCTAAAATGAACACTCTGAGTTGGCCCCCACAAATTAATACCATTAAGTGGGCTTACGATGACTTGTCCAGTTAGTTGAGTGCCTGACACCGACTGAGAAAATGTGGTATCTTTACCAGCCGTATATCCTGAGCTTAAAACCAGTTGATCAGCATCCAGCGTCACATCATATGCTTCATATTGTGTGCTACTACTGCTAGTCGCTCGATACTTTAGAGTTAAGCCACCAGGAATCATGGCGCTTTGCATGGCATCCATAGTATTAAAAGCTGTCGCTACCGCCGTACCGTCACTACTGATATGGAATGGGTACACTTTGTTTGTATTGTTAGCATCTGTACTAACGTTGCCAGCATAAAAACTTGAACCATAGATGTCAACGCCATGTAACACTCCCGCGGTCACATTGCCTAAGTTGGCAGACAAGGCGCTTAACTTCCCTACGTTTAATGTAGCCGCGTCTTGCAAGTATGACTGCCACTTAGCACCATCAAAGTAATACATGTCCGTAACAATTCCTGAGATAAGTACATACCATAAATCACCACTAACGTAACCACTACTACTGGTAGGGGCACTGGTACTGGTATAAGCCTTGTTTTTGCCATTAGCTAGCGTTAGGGCACTTTGTGCTTTCTGCTGTGCCTGAATGATTTTAATGCCATCATCGGTTAGAATGACTTGAGTTGCATTAGATTCAGCCATCTAATTCACCTCCCTTCTAATCGTCCGTGTTATCATTTTCACTGATCGTGCCCTTATCAATCACACTAGCTGCTAACCGTTTTATCATTGGAATGGTATACACCTTTTCACGTTCCATCGGAGCCGGATTAATTAATAAGGCGTTGGTGTTAAATGTGAACAGCATATAAGGCTGACCATTTTGATAAAAGACATTGCAAGTTTCAACTTCACGGTTTTCATCGGTCAAATTAGGAAAATCTAGGTCATTATCCAGATAAACCTCAAACTCAGCTCCTTTATGCACGACATTTAAAGCCCATACCTTATGTGGGTCCTCATTTGTTTCTTGACCACCACCGGCCGCAAAGTAAAAGTAAGGGAAGTCTAGGCATTCAGATTGGTAAGTATTCTTATTAAAATCAATCCCATAATCAGTGATATTAAAGTTGTATAATACGTTGTAATTACCTGCCAACAGGTCACTAGCTTTGAGAATGTCAGTAGAGCCATCGGAGTAGCCAATTGAGACCATATCGTGTTGACGGTCATAGTTAATGCGTCCATACCCTTTAAGGGGCATAATCTGTTGCACCCGCTTATCGGTAGGCTGTAAGGTAACTCCCGGTAAATATGGGAAACGCACGAGAATATAATTATGGTCATTCTTCAAGCTCACAATGTTCCAGATATAGACCGTGTTATTAACTTCCTGTACCCCAAACGTCCCACCATGCCGACCGTGAATTTGTAACATCGCCGACTGCACGGCAAACTTGCTGTCTTGTAAAGCGAACATGGTATCACCAGAGTCACCGTCATCACGAGCACGACTCGTTATATATTGTCCATTGCTTAAGCGTGCCATATATTGAGTAGCCGAGTGAGCACCATTATCATCGGGACCATAAACACCTAAATAGCTAATCCCGGTGGTGTCTAGCTTAATTTCAGGATCATCTTGGATATAATCGGATTCAATTGTTCCGTGCAAGGTACCAACAGCGTTACTATCCGCATTGATTAAGTAGCCCGTTTGTTGGTAGCTAGTGTCAACTGTGCCATCGGTATTATAGCGGTGCCAGATAAAGCCCTTGCTGTCAATATACGATGAAATATTGGTGCTACCTTCCCAAGCCTGTAAGATTAAGCGCTTGGTCTGGGTGGTATCAGTGAAATTATTACCGTCAGGCGTTAAAGCAACCGGTTTAATCGAACTAGCGTCCTTTTTAGCTTCTTCAACCGCCTTGCTGAGTGCATTCTGGTATTGTTCCATCCATGCTGGGGTGGCAGCTTGAACAGTTGTATACTCACCGAAGCCGGCCGTGTTGCCATACGGGTTAGCAAAGCTGATTGTCCGTTGAATAACCCGGCCACTAGCGTCTAATACCGGCTCAATTAACTCATCTTTAAACCTGATTGTGGCGCCTAATGGTGGATTAAAGTTAGGTGTTACATTTACCTCATAATACGTTCTAGGGTGGTTATATAGCTTAAGCATGTCTTTAGCCCATGACTTTAAACCGGCTGAATTACTAATCTGATTAGCAGTAACAATGGCCTCATAGTACAGTCCAGCTTGCCAATCTGGGTTATATTTCTGATTAGCCTCATCATCAACGATATAGGGCTTGCCATCATTGACCACTGCAATCGTGCTACCGTTAGCCCCATATGGGATCAGCTTAGTTACCGGTGTTGATACCGTTGTTCGTTTAATGCTAGTCATGTTCTTACCGAATACAGCCTCGTTATAGACCACGTCAGCATTAAGCTTGTCGGTAATGACACACACCTTTTTCGTGATGTTTCCTTGGCTATCAATTTCAACATAAGGGTCAATTTCAACGTTATACGTTTGAATGAGTGTCTGTAATAATGTACTAGCTTTCGTTTTACCATCAATGGCAATTGTCGGGGTCATCACATTAGTGGTCTGATAGACTAGCGTCCAACCAGTGGCATTAAAACATTCGTTAAAGGCTGTTTGAATCGTGCTTGCACTAGCTGTAGTGGCTATCGGATAATGGTGAGCTAAACTGTATAAGCATAGGTTGGTAAAGCTAGCCGTTGTAACATGTTTAACAGCGGCGGTATTGCTCTCTTCCACGCTGTATATACGCATGACATACCAATGACCTGATAGCTCGTCATAATAGGCTAAGTTGTTACCAGCCACTACCTTATCTGAATCAGGCTGGCCTTGAAGCACATCTAATGAGCCTTGATGGTCGAACTTCTTAGACTGGGCATTTAGATTAATCGTGCCGTTAAACGTGTCATTAGTACCCACATTAACGTCATCATCATAGCTGGTGCTAGTTGTGTCTGAGTCGGCTAGTTGAATTTTGATGCTGTCATTAGAAAACTTAGTGGCACCATCAACGGTCAGGGTACCAATCCGCTTTAAATTAGGGTCTAGAATTAAATACTGGTTATTTAAAGCCATCTGTTAACCTCCTTGTTTAGTTATGTATGTAAAAAGGCCACCCTTAATTGGGAAGCCTTTAAGTGTTGCTATAGTAATCTGGGTAGATATTTAAGCGTGATTTGTGCGTCATCTAGGTCACCAATCATAGTTAGGCTATTAACCCCCGGACTAAGCTTGGGATAATCAGTTGACCAGATTGGTGATGCTAGCTTACCACCAACCGTGGTGTTATCAGTCTCACAATTTAGAACAATCTCTTGACCGGCATTAGCAATGTACTTAGGTGCGTCCTGAGCCACATTATTAACTTGGTAAATGTCTAGGTGGGTGATTGATAGATAAGGGCTTGCATAGGCCACCTTTTGGTCATCCTCGGTAATTGAATGCTTAAAGAACACCCCACCGATACCACCTAAAGCTGACTGATAATTTGAATTACGATCAACAAAAGTGCCGTGTACAATCAGGAACCGTTTAGGGTCTTTGCATGGTTGCCCATTATGATTGCCACTGGTATAGTATTGCGTGATTGACCAGCTAAACACCTTGCCGTTTTTGATTAAGTCGAGTTCTAGCCAACTAGTGTTTAGTGCCGACTTTTCTTCTTTGTTGACCACCGTTGTATATTTATCAACTTTATGCTTAATTGTCCTAGTGGTTACTTTGCCATGCTTGTTGCGTGACCGTTTAACCACTGTCTTAGTCGTGGTGCCCGTTTTAATTTTAATCTTCTGGTCACGGCCATTGCTAGAACTACCTGATGGGCCTTTGCCATTGTAGAACGTCTCATGTTTACCATCGCCACCAGCAAACGTTCCACCCGGCTTAGTGATTTGTAAGTAACACCTTGGTGTACTACCGGAATTAGTATCAGCTAGGCCAAAGCGACCAATTGTTGCCCCATTAGGGTCTAACAACAGGACTTCCACCCGCCCCATTGCACGCCCATTATGAGTACCTGAGTGTTTGATATGGTGGATTCTAGTCTTAACTCGATAGTTAGTCAGGCTGTTAGTCATACCGGTAAAACGAACACCGGGGCCATACCAGTCTGGTTTATGGGGGCCATACTGTTTCATCCCATTGGCAAACTTGACCATTAACACTTGGGTATCTCGGTTACTATCAGCTTCACCTTGATAAATGTACTTGCCAGCGGTCTTCATCTGAGCAATGGCATTGGCATCACTAGTCCACTCAGCCATGGTATTTAATACGTCACTGTTCACAACTTGCGTGTAAGGCTGTACTGCTACCGCTTGGTCTTCATCACTATCTGGGCCTAGCCCATATTCACCACCATTTAAGGTGAAACCAATGTGTTTTAAATCCCGCTTAGGTATGATCTGAATAACTGGTTCCGTTCTAGCGGTACCATCAACAGTGATTGTATTTAAGCCGTTTTTTAAGGGTGTTTCAACCTGTGGCAAGGTTGCCCGTGGGTCAGACTGCACAAAGGTAATGGTTAGCGTCATGTCACACATACCCGTGTTAATTGGGGCTGGGTCACTAATCGCGGTAATATGCCCCCAATACGTCACCTTGGGTTCAAAGCCAAATACTAGTGGGAATTCTTTACCATTATCACTAGGGTCATCACTTAATAGCAGACCGCTTAAATTGTGCATCACCTGATTAAAGGCGTCTTGATTATCAGCACAGTAGATTGACACTGGAATGCTAATTGTCCGACTAGTAAAGTCCGTGCCATTAAATTGGTTACCATACATGGCCGGTATATCAGTCACCTGTTCAGCCATGGCCGGTGCACTAGGCAATACCACGTTACCCATTTCAACCTGTAAATCGTCCTGGCTATTTAAACCAGCATATTCAAAATCATCTCGTTGTAAGGTCACGATTTAACCTCCTTTTTAAATTTAACTATGTAAAAAAGGGTGCCCAATTAAGGACAACCCTTTGATTGATGACTTTAATACCCCATCATTTGTGAGTATTGTGAAGCTGTCTTATTGTCAGATTTAACGGCATTAACCACGTCAGATTTAGCAATGACTGCTTGAACACTGCCTTGGCCTGATAATAAAGCCGCCAATAATGCAATGACTTTATCAAGCTTCTTATTACTTTCACTGTCTGTTGACGCAGCTTGACTACCATTGTTGCCATTTACCACTTGAATAGCCTGTGCGATTAACTGGTTAGCCCGACTCTTATTGGTCAATGGTAGCACCATTTCAGGCTTGTTATGTTCAGCAACCTCAATCAACTGGTTAGTGTTGATAATGCCACCGTTTTCAAACCGCTTATGACCTTGCGGGCCACTATGCAACCAATCATACTTACCATGCCCCCAGATAGAGGTATTACCAGTGGCATTAAGATAGTCAGAGTTGTTTAAGAATGCCAACACTTGGTCAAAACTAGACCTGAAATTGTGATGACCCGGATATGCAAACGCATCAAAGGTACCTTTGGTAAACTGTAATGGGCCACCGGCTGGGTTACCATTAGCAGAGTTGACATCTGAGATAGTCTGCATGATATTGCGGTTACCAGTTTCACTGTCAGCTGTCTTGATAATGGCTGACTGCATCTTAGACCAGTATTCACGGGGAACCTTAGTCATCTCTAGAGCTCGGTCAATCATACTGTGAGTGATAGTGCCACCCTCAATGGAACCACTACCGTCATCACCAAACATGTCAGCCAACTTACTGATAAATGACCAGAAGCCACTACCAACCTGCTTTTTAATCGTGCCTAACAGCCCACTAGACTTAGATGACTTATCCGAGCTAGTGCTGTCTGATAAACCGGGTACTCGTCCATAGCCAGCAAACGTACCATAGCCGCCGACGTGTACCCTACTAATCCCCATGCCATCATGCTCATTTTCAGCGGAATACATCTTTCCACCACCGATATAAACACCAACGTGTTCACTACCACCGAGACCAAAGAACGCTAGGTCACCCGGTTTAGGGTTGCTGACATGCTTAGAAGCCTTATACTGCTCGCCACTAGTCCGTGGGAAGCTAATACCCATCTTCTTTAGTGAGTACTCAACTAGGCTGGAACAGTCGAACGCACTAGGTCCATTCGCACCCCAAACGTACTTGTTAACGGCGCCATACTTCTCCATGGCTTTGACTAGGCTAGAACTTGAACCAGTGCCATCATCTAGACTGTCACTAACGCCACCCCATAAGGTTGACCACCACGTCTTAGCTTGCTTCTCAACGCCATTAAATAGGCCATGACCAATGTTACTCATGACACCTGAGATGCCCTTAGAAGACCAGCTAAACAGGTTTTCAAGCGATTTAATTGGGTGAGCGATAATATTTTCAGCGGTCTTAAAGAACTTCTCTAAACTGCCGACCTTTTTACCAACCCAGTTAGTCACGCCTGAAATACCACTAGTAACACTGTTTAAAATGTCACCAAAGAAGCCAGTCCCTTTTGCATACTTAGTCACGCCTTGCATGCTCATTAACATAGCTGTCTCACTAGCACTCAACACTTCTGATCCAGCTGGTAACATCATCTTAGTGTTATGGCCTTGAACAATGCCTGAATCGCCATTAGGTAGCATGACCATTTCTTTGTTACCAGTTTGGGGACTATCATTACCATCATTTAACATCGCCATAGTAGGACGTGTAATTGGATTCCGTGACCCACTAAGCACACCAGTACCTTCGGCAAACTTAACATGGTCTAAAGTAGGTATAGTTCTCTTATTCTTGCTACCAAAAGTATGAATTACTGCGTCAACTGCTTTAATGCCATCATTAATAATGTCAATGACATTGTTCATACCGTCTCTAGCAAAGCCTTTAAGGTCTTTCCAAAGGCCTTTGAAGATATTCTTAACGCCGGTACCTAAACTAGACCAGCCATTCTTAAATGTCTTCTTAAAGGCTCCTAGCCAGTCACCCATTGAATGTCCAAACACTTTAGTATGGCTCAGGTTTTTATTCCAGTAACTATGCAAGTTAGACCGCATCTTGTCCCAGTGCTTATTCCAGCTATGTGACCAGCTCTTCTTCCAACCACTCCACTTAGTGCCCATGTTAGAGAAGAAATCTCTAGTATGCTTATAGGAACTATTCCATGCACCATGCAAGTTACTAGTCATAGCATTCCAGTGGTTATTCCAACTCTTTCTAAAGCTTGATTTCCAGCCGTCCCACTTCTTGCCAACACTACTAAAGAACTCTCTAGTGTGTTTAACGGAATTGTTCCAGTTGTTCCTGAGCGATTTACCCATGTCTGACCAGTGGCTGTTCCAGCTCTTCTTAAAGCTAGACTTCCAAGTATTGAAACTATCTGAAACGGTCTTAAACCACTTGCCGAACTTAGTCTTGCTAAACGCCTTAGAAGCGTTATTGACCTGTTTGTCCATCGCCTTCTTAAAGCCCATTTTTTGAATGTCTTTGCTAAAACCTTTAGACCACTTTTGAATATTCTTACCAGTTTTAGTGTCCTTTAAGAACCATGTAGCTAGGCCTGCAAATGGGTTAATCAAAGTAGTTAATATCTCGGTCTTGTGTTTTTTAAAGAAACCGGTAGTGGTTTTAGCCCATTTACCCATGGTGTTACCAACTTTACCTAGGGCTGAACCAACTTTCTTTTCCCAGCCATACTTGCCACTAAATAGCTTTTTCATCGATTTACCTAGGCCATTAACCCACTTTCTAAATGGCTTAATGTACTTATAAGCGGCTACTAGGCCAGCTGTCAAAGCGCCCAAGGCAACAACTACAATTCCAATTGGGTTAGCGTCCATGGCTGCATTGAGTAACCATTGAGCGGCCGTTTCCTCACCACTAGCTTTAGCAGCCAGCCTCTGAGCCGTGCTTAGCGACCTTATAAAGCCAATTGCTTTACCAATACCACCCATGGCTGCGTTGAGCAACCATTGAGCGGCCGTTTCTTCACCACTAGCTTTAGCTGCTAGCCTTTGAGCCGTACTTAGTGACCTAATAAAGCCAATTGTCTTACCAATACCACCAGCAATCCCTAGGAAGGCCTTACCAATACCTACTAGTTTAGAAATGGCAAAATAGGTTACAATACCTTTACCTATTGTTTCAATGGCTGTCTTGTGCTTGGCAATATTGGCTGTAGCTGAGGCTACCCCACTCATACCTTTAGAAGCGTCCTTTGAATGCCCACCAATCAGCTTTAAAGCACCAGCTACAGCTGACCATGCACCCTTAGCTAAGCTGCCAACAATACTAGCAAAGGCACCACCAGTCTTCTCGATTGACTTTTCGTGCTTAACTAGAAAGCTGATAACATCACCGACATACTGACCGGTTTTCTTACCAAGCGTGCCAACTAAGTCACTTAAAGACTTCTTAACGTTATCTAAAGCACCCTTCTTCTTAGAGACCCCATCAATAGCTTTTTCGACACCAGCAACTAGAGGCTTGGCAAACGCTACTTTCAAATTGGTATAGGTACCTTGAATGGCTGCCATCTTACCCTTAGTTGTATCGCCAAACTCTGACCATGCTTTACCACTAGTTTTAGCAGCCTTAACCATATAACCTTGCAATTGTGATCCGGTAATCTTACCAGCTGCCAACTGCTTGTTAAAAGCATCTGTTGACATACCACTAGCCTTAATGATGGCCTTTTGAAGTTCAGGAACTTGGCTAAAGTTACGCTTAAATAGGCTGGCGGTTACTTTAGAACTACCAGCTAGTTTAGCAACCCCTTGAGTAAGCCCAACTATCTGGTCGCCTGATTTACCCGCGGCTGAACCATAGCTAGTTAATACCTCGGTCATGGCACGGGCTTTAGTGGTACTGTTGGTCATAGCGTAGAATTTCTTCTGCATGGCATCAATAGCACCACCGGACATGTTAGCCTTAGAACGAATGTCACCAATTTGAGCCGTCATCTTAGTTGCTTCACTGTCAGACAGACCTAAATTAGTCCACTGCTTCTTAATCGTAGCCCCAGCTTCGGCTAGTTCATATCCTTGTTTGGTAACCCCTTTAATGTAGCCCACTGCACTAGATGCGGCGTTACTAATCGTGTTACCAATTGCAGCTCCAATGGCAAAATGTTTGGTCTCGTCATTAGTTTTCTTTTCTTCATCTCGGACTAATCCTAATTTAGACTTGGCGGAATCCAGCATCTTAGTGAAGGCTGATGGTTTAGCCTTATTCATAGCTGAATCTAACTCATTAGTCTCACTTTTAAGCTTAGCCATACTAGTGGCAGTCTGATTAACACGAGTCTGCTGTAGCTTGTAAGCGTCTGAAGTTTCACCACTAGCTTTTCTAATTTTTTCTAGCTCATCTGATTGAGTCTTATATTGGGCCTGAATGTTAGCATAGGCCTGTTTTAAACCGCTTAAACGTGCCTTGTTAGCATCTTCTTGTTTGCCTTCAGCTTCTAGGCGTTTTACATAGGACTCACTCAGGGCTGTACTCTGTTTATAGCCCTTTTGTAGGTCTGCTAAACCTGAATTGTAATATTGTAGCCTATTTTTAGCCCGATCCAGCTGGCCACCCATACTGTCATATGACCGACTAGCTTTGTTAATCTCATCGGTCATCTTGGTATATTCAAGTACACCATCTTTAGTGTCCCGGTTTAGGCCTGATTGGCGCTTCTTTAACTCATCAATCTTAGCCTTTTGCATCTCCATTGATTTGGATAAGCCATCTACCCTAGCTGCTGCGGCTTTTTGATACTCACCTGCTGAATTTAATGCCGTCTCCTGGGCTTTCCAACCACTAGTGTTAGCTTTAACCTCAGCAGTTAATTGCTTTAGTGATTTAACAGCTTCTGCTGAATCTAGGCCAACCCTACTGGTCATCTCACGGCCGACTACTTTTTTAGCCATTCTTTTTTAACCTCCTTTTAGGCACAAGCGCTAAAGTCCGTATGTTGAGTTGATGGCCTCTAATGGATCAACTAGCTCAGCACGATCTTCCTTTTTACGAGCGTTCAAAGCCGCCATCATACTGAAAAAGGAACTATCATCAAATTCTTTCGGTGATAACCCCTCAGTTAATAATTGCTGAGCTAGTAAGTTGAAGTCTTCCTGTTGGTTTTTCAACTTTAGGACTTCCTTTTTAAGCTCACTGTTACGCTTGTGCCGGTCTATTTTGACGACTTAGCGTCTTCGATGGCTTTACGTTGCTTCTGTTCTGACAGCTTAATGTCAGCGTCTGAAATGCCGTTTAACCGCATGATTAGGTAGCCGACTCCTTCGCCAAACCGTTCAATTGAGATGGTATCGTTAATCGTTTCCATCTGCTTGTCAGTGTAACCCATAACCCGTTGTACAAAGCCAGTCATTTCGTCCTGTAATTCTAGGCCGTTTTTCATTGCGTCTAGTTCAGTGATCTCTTTTTCAGCATCATGTGACTCCAACATGCCGATTTGAACCTTGGTAGCTAATCGAATGATATTGTTCGTTGGTGTTACATCGGTTGTCTTGTTGATTTTAAAGTAGTTTTTAGCATTGATTTTCATAATTATTTGTACCCCTTTATTTAAATTTGTATGTATTAAAAAGCCACCCAGTTGAGGGGAGCCTTTTAAATGTTGCTAGTGACCAAGCCCTACACCAGGCACTACACTCGCTGGACTTAACACATAGCCACCAAATACTTCAGCGTATAGCTTGGTTAAGTCAAAGCCTTTATCGGTAGACTTGGCAATCATATAAGGTTGTTGTACCTTGTTGGTAGCTAAGAAAATGGTAGGCTTCAATGGCGTTAAGACGGTACCATTTAGGGTTGTTGAGTAAGCAGCTTCATTGTTGGTATCAGTTGAGTTGTTAGATGCTTCTTCAACAAATTCAACATTATTGAAGCATTCGTAAATTGAAATATCCCCATCTAATGATTGCGATTCGGCAATCATTGCCACATGAGGCTTAGGTAGTTGACGTACCCAGGCACCTGTATTGGCGCTTTGTGTGAACCCCTTTAGCATCTGATTAATCTTGAAGTCTAAATCTAAGGCGGTTAAAGTCAGCGTGGGCATAGACTTACCATAGGCTGTTCGTTTGACTTGTCCATTCCCCCAGCCGGGAGTTCCAGCCGCTTCGAGGGCGGATACGTTGATTTGACTGAAGCCTTCGCCATTGTGATCGGCAACATAGATTCCGTCAGTAGATAGACCTTTAACAGCGTCTTTAATTAAGTCGCCTTTTTCGTCTAGCAAAGCAAAAGTTGCTTTTACAATGTTGTGTTTTGACATTTAAATATCTCTCCTTTAAATCATTTCATTTTTAGCTACGTAAATTGTTTTGGTCACTTGGTTGGTATCCGGTTCAGTTGTGTGGTGCTGACTAGATACAATTAACCATCCGGCCGCTTTAAGACTTTTCATCAAAGCTATCTCAGCTTCCAATGGGTTAAAGTCATCTGCTAGGTTAACCTTATAGAAGATTTGAATCTCAACACCCATTGCTAGGCCTTTAAACGTGTTGTTTGCAAGATATGCCGGGCTTGAATCGGTCTCTTGTAATAGCATGACTGTTAAATCAGTGTTGTCTAAATCTTCGTTAGGTATCTCATTAAGGTAGACTTTATTGAGCCACGTTAAATTGAGGGAATCAACTAGGCTGGCTACCTGTGATACTGGTAATAGCATTAGTCATCGTCCCCCTTCTTATACTCATTTAGCATGGCGTTAAAGACATCATCTTGTGAGTCGGCTAGGTTCTCATCGACAAAGTGGTCAGCCTTAATGTGCTTGGTACCATCATTTAACCTTCTGGCATTCATATCATGGAATTTGTTAGTCCACCCGACAATTGAGCTACCATCATGTTCACCGTCTATATCGTTGCTGTTATAGCTTATGTTGTCAGCCATGTGTCCATACTTCTCATCTTTATGTGAGCTGTAATGTTTTTTTCTCGTGACTTCGGTTAAATTATCAGCTAGCTTCTTAGCGCCGGCTTTGGTTATTTTCTCTTGTTCAGCTTCTTTAGGGACTAGCTTGTGGACGTCTTTAAGCCAGCTTGCTAGTTGGTCGGCTATATCATCGTTTGCCATAGCTAGGCCCTCTTAGTAACCTGTTTGAGCGTCAAATAATCGCAAGACAGATAATTACTAGAATCATCTATGCTGTCATTGATGACATCGTAAAGTTTACCTTTATACTGGCATTTAATACCTTCATAAACTTTAGGATTATGCCTAATAATTACCACCACTTGCTCTAATTGTTCAGCTGTGAGTTGATACGAAGATGCAATTGATCGTGTATAGGGTGCACAGTATAAACTAAACTGACTAACAAATGTCTGTTTACTAGTTCCATTAATAGGATTTTGAATAGTTTTAACAGTGCCAACCTGTATACGTTGGTTAAAGTCAACTGGAGTTAACCTATTAATCGCCATTGTCGTCCACCTCACCCTGCTTTTGGCTATACAGGCCTCGTAATTGGCCAATAATCGAATCAACAACTAAGTCAACTGGATTAACAGTGCTTGAAGTGATTGATGTCCGGTAATACCAATATGAACCAGCTAAGGCGTAAACAGCAGTTTCAAACAAGTCATTCACGTTTTCCATTTCATAGAACCCAGGAACGATATTTTCATCACCAATGGCCTGTTTAATGTAGCTAGTGGCTGCAGACAAGTAGCCTTTTAGCAGTTTGTCATCATCATCCCCGTCAATTCGCAAAGATGATTTCAATGTTTCTAAATCAGCCGCCACTTAAATCACATCCTTGTTTAGCCGCCCAGATTGTCACTGCACTGTGTATTTATTGGCGACATAGTTGGCTAATTACTTACCGAGGGACGATGCAGCAAAGTTGGCCGTTTGGTCAGCAATTTTAGTAAACGAACCTGCAACGAAGGCTTCTTTATCAGTGGCCTCAACATCAAAGCGATCAATTACTCGAATCTTGGTTTGATCTTTTTCAAAGGCACCACCGCCAATATTGGTAGTCAATAAGGAAGTGCTTTCTCGGTCAAACAAAGTTACTGCTTGTGATAAATCACCATAGTAAAGTGGATAAGTCGGTGTTTTAGGCAACCACTTGTCAGCTACCTCCACAATCCGCTTGCCACGGATTAAATACCGATCAGGCTGTGTTGGATCGGGTTGCAATAGGTAATTCCCCATCGCATCCTTAACCTCGGAAAGCACATTGAAGCCCGACGTATTTGTCATTAAGAACGATGTAGACTTAATGGCAGGATCAACGGCAGTATTAATCATCGTAATAATGTCATCAAACTTGGTCAAGGTAGGCTTTTTAGGTGCGGCATCCATCGCCGCAATGATTTTAGCATTGCGAGTAGCAACAACCTTCTTAGCAATCCATTGCGACAGCCAAGCCAAAATGTTGTCCGCTGTGTCCTTTAATAACGAATTAGTGGCAGTGGTAATGCCAGCATATCGATGGATTGTATATTTGACAATGGATAGCTTAGGATCATCATTATCACCAATGGTAGTCGTTTCATCATCTAAATCAGTTAAAGCTTTCAAGTCAGTCCACTTTTCGTAAACTCGTGACCCAGTTTGAGTTGTAACAGTTTCTCGATTAACATACTGTTGTAATGAATCGTATTGGCGAACCAGCGTATTGATTGTCGTTTGAATATCTTGAGGAATAGTCAAGCCAATTGCGTTGCCACCTGTGTCGGTAGCAGAAGTTACCAAGTTCATAACTTTAGGGTCGCCTTTAATCATGCCCTTGAAGTTCTTAATAAACTTTGCTTTGACGTTTTTTTCGCCATCATCAAGTGGGGCTTTGTCCTTATCATCCATATTGGCAATCTCTTGTGCCTTGCGTTCTTCTTCCAATTGTTCATGTAAAGCATCACGCCGGGAAACCGCATTGTCGCGGTCTTGTTTCATTGCTTTAAATTTGTCTTGATCAAAGCTGTCGTCAAGGACAGCTGCGTTTAACTTGTCGTTCAAGTCTGATACCTTTTGCCCTTGGGCAATCCAAGCATCATTCATTGTGTTAATATTAGCCATTAGTTGGCCTCCTTTTGATTTTTTCCAAATAAAATAGCCAATTTGCTGTTTCGTAATTCAGCAGATTGACTATTAGTAGTATTTTCTTCTTTAGACGGCTTAGCTTTATCCTTATCCGCCTTGTAAATGAGATTCATCAGTTTATTAACTGCAGATTTAGGTGGAATGTGTGAAATAGCGTTCACCGGTTGCAATTGTTGATCATTAGCAAACATAATTTCGTCAGCAAAACCTTTATCGACGGCATCACTAGCGGTTAACCATGTTTCATTTGCCATTAGCTGTAACAAGTCAGCTTGATCCATGCCAGTTTTTGCTTGATAAGCACTGGCAATCGATTGATCAATGCCATTTAAAATACTGGCTTCATGTTCCAGATCGTCAGCATTACCAGCTGGTTGTGACCAAGCCTTATGGATCATAATCTGAGCAGTTGGCGAAATGTTGATATGATCGCCAGCCATAGCAACCACGCTTGCCGCACTAGCAGCTAAGCCTTGAATATTAACTGTTACATTGCCAGCATAATTCTTTAGCATAGTGTAAATCTCACTAGCTGCAAAAACATCGCCACCATTGGAAGCAATATCAACTTCAAGTGCTTCATCATCACCGTCGTCATCGTCATCGTCAGTATTGCCACTATCATCATTTAAAACGTCAGCAACACCCGAAGGTGATACTGCTGGCATTCCAAAAAACTGATAGAAACCGGCTGTTTGATCATCAACAATATCGCCTTTAATCATCACTTTCTTTGTCATCATTATCACCTCCTTTTTCCGATTGTGCATCAGGCATTTCATCTGGAAAATAACCAGTTTGCTTTAGTAACCAAGTTGCTTGATTATTGGCAATTGTGCCATCTTTAGCTAACCCTGATAGGGTAGTTGCAAATGAGTCTCCCAATGGGTCTACAGCAGTCCGTATATTGGCCGTTATCTTAGCATTAAGCTTATTATCCAGCTCAGCTAAAATCGCCTGTAAATAGCGATTAAGGGCATTGACATACATGCCTTTGATTTGGTCAATATTACTTTGTTGGTCACCTTGACCATTCAAATAGCTATCAGGAATGCCAAAAACTTTAGCGATTTGCTTATTCGTCCAATCTGTTTGGCTTAACAGCTTAGTAACATCGGCTTTCATTTCTAGTGGCTTGTAATCTTCAAGTTGATCAATAACTACCGGGCCACCGTTTGACTTGTTCACCTGTTTCATGAAATTGCGTGAACGGCTGGCTTTCATCTTCTCACTCAGCAGCCCACCGTGCTGAATGGATAGGACACCAGGAGCACTAATTGAACGTGCTAATGCAGCCAACGTTAAACTATTAGATGAACTCTTGACTTGTAACTCATTCGATAATGCTTTTAATGGACTGTTACCAGTCATCCCGCCATCGGTACTAGCCCAGCGAATATGAATCATGTCAGACTGCGGTACATATTGAAGAACACCCAAATTAGGCTCATCAAAGGTAACCGTATAGGTTAAACCACTGCCATCATCTAATTTGTAGGTTTGCACTTGGCTAGGTCGTAAATATTCCCAGCGCAAATCTAAACCGTTAGGATTACGCCAACGATATGCAAAGCATTCACCACCCAATAACAATTGTGAATACATGGACTGCCAAAAAGTGTGACCGTTAGCTGTCGTGCTAGGATTGTTTAAAATTCCTTGTGCACGTGGCATATTGGCCTTTAATTGTATCGTGGCTAAGTCTCCGGATATTTGGTTAACTGCTGAATAAATATCTGAATTTTCTAAAGCATCCTTGGCATCAACATATTCATTATTGCCAGTTGGCGACAAAAAATTAACGATATTATCGTCTTCTACTGGCACGCTTTGAATACTAACTGAATTATTTATTGCCGTTGGTGGTTCAAAAAAGGGCATTATTAATCACCTCCTTTTTGGCCAGCCGTTACGACTTCCGAAAGCCAGCCAACTAAAAATAAAGCGACAGCAATTGCTAGAACGCCCTGTGCCTGCCCATATAAAAAGGCCGCATATACCCCAGAAATCATACTTAGAATGAAGCAAAGCACATCAAAATAATGCCATACAGTTGTAAAAAATTGTTTAAAAATCATTAATGTCATCTCCTAGCAATCCTGAATCTGGGTTATTAAACCATTCAAGAACTTGTTTTTCGTTCATACGTTCAATCTGTTTATCAGGATTGTTTACGTCTGCAAAGTCTTCAAAGTGATACATGGCTTGGAATAAGGCGTCAATTAACGCATCAACTACATCAATTTTTAGTGTGGCCTTAGCTTTATCGACTTGAATACCAATTTTATCTTCATAGATTTCAGCATTTAGTAATGCCTTTTCCATAATTCGATCATCGAGTCGATCAACTGACCCTTCAACAAACATCGTCTGCAAAAACTTAGTTGGATCTTTCAATTCAGTAGTCCGCTGCCGAATGGCTTGCAATGGCCAGCCAGAATTCAAATTCAATTGCTTAATTGTGGGTGTTAGCCCCCACGCATCATAACCAAAGAAAACAACTTCCAGTCGATGTCGCTCAACAAAGTTAAGCAACCACTGATAAACTTGCTCGTCATTGATTAGTCCTTGCGGATGGCTACTAATTGTGCAAAATCCCTTTTGAGCTAAGTCCCGATAATTAATACCGTCTTGCTTTTCTTTAGCTTCAATCGAACCAGCTTTCTGCCAGGGAATAAAGCTATGCTGATAAATAAACCATCGTGGCTTGTCATTATTATCACGATAAGGAAATACAAACGCTAGCGCCGTGTTATCACTAAACATCGAGTAATCAAAGCCAATATAAACTTGCCGGTCATCAAAACTAAATGATGGCACAATGGCTTTTTCAACGTCAGGCAGTTTCAAGAAGCTGTCGGTCGATTGTTCTAACCACAGGTTAAGGTTTTTGTTTTGGAAATCGTTGAGTGTGCCCGACAAAGCGTCAGAATCACGCTTATCTGTCAAGCCGTTCAGCAACACTTCTCGTTGACTCGGCAAATCTAGTAAGGGATTACTTTTAACCCACATATCGGGCTTATAAGTTTCGTCCAGATTGTCCTGCGACCAAATAAGTCCCAAATATGTATCGGCATCGCGTAAATAATCTTGTTCCATGGCTTGCTGAATCATACGCTCATCATCATGGAATGGCACGGTCGGATCAGGATATGCCGTTGAAATTTGAATAAATTGCTTATTGCGCACCTTAACTTGCCCAGAAACAATCTTAGAAATCTTCTGCCGTGTTTTTATTTCACCAATTTCATCAAATATAGCCGTTGTAAAGTGAAAGCTATCGTACTGACCGGCTTCGTGACTAATCGCCCGTAGCTTGTTATTTGTCTTGCTCATTGTGACTTGAATGGCTCAATCGTTGCAATCTTAGCAAGCATTGACTTAATGTAGCCTAAAATTTTGCTCGTTTGTTTGTAATTAATAGAAGATACTAAGTAATCTTGGTTAGATAGTCCCAATGACTCAATCAAAAAACTGTAGGCAGTGATAATTGCCATCAGATAAGTTTTACCTTGACCACGCGCAACGGAAACAATTGCTCGTGAAAAGCGCTTGCCACCGTCATCATTACGCCAACCAACCAGCATAGCCATAATGAATTCTTGCCACGGCATAAGCTTAGTTGGTTCGCCCGTATCAACATTCGGGCAGATGGCAGCAAATTTAAGCACTTGGTCTACTTTCTTAACCGAATAAGTAAAGGGAAATTCAACACTACCTTGTCGTTGCAAGTCTCTAATATGGCGGAAAGCCGCTAGCTTAATCAGATAGCCAGCAGTCACCTTCTCATCAAGGACTTCAAAGGCATACTTTGTGCCCGGATCAGTGTATTGCTGGCGAACTTCTGAACAGTCTAATGATTGATAAGCTCCAACAACATCATGTGTTTGTGTTAAATCAATCTTCATTATTAGTCTCATAGAAATTCTTTCATACGATCACTAATGCTTCGATCGTCCTTGTGGTCATCTAAGTTTAAATTGAGCAAATCGCTACGTGACTTAGGAGATAGTCCCAATTCAGCGCCTAGCTTCGTTAGATTCTTAACCGCTGAATCGTAAATTTGTGTCATGGGATTACGCTTGTAGCCCACGAAGTCCTGACCAATTTTTTGACCAGTCTGGTCTTGTAACGTTTTATAGATTGCTTGGACTTCACCGTTTTTTTGAATGTGCTTATAGGCGTTGCGATAAATCTCATATTGGGAGGCATATTGCTCTACAAGCCCACTATCAATGCGCTTAACTGGGGTATTGTCCTCTAAAAAAGGCACTAATCGACGCCAAACGACCTTAGCTTGCCGGCCTAAGTAAGCTGGCGGTGTACGTGTTAATTGACCGTCGTTGACGTCTTTATCCGCTTTTTTCATTTTATCTGCCTCCTTTCATTATTGGCTGACCCCCCCCTACCTAAAAATTTTCAAAAATTGTTTCTATCACAAAATAACGCCAATGTGTGTGCTCAGGGAGGGGCGCGTTAGGGGGCGGGGGTTGTTTTAATAATCATCGTGACTAATTACATTAATAAATTTAAAGTCGCTTAAATCGAACGACAAGCGCCAATAAATTGATTGAGTTTATTTCTCATTCATTAACACAACGATTGCTGATACATCATTGATTGGCGTTACACTTTGCAGTTCGTTGCCTTGACCAGTGCCATAAGTTAGTTGTTCCCAATCCGTCTTAGCACGATGACATCTCCTACAAATTACAGCTAGGTTATCAACGTTAGCTTTCAATGTTTCGTCAAACTCAATTGGCACAATATGATCCACAGTCTTAGCAGGCGTTATCACGCCTTGCACTTTACAGTAAGCACATAAGTAATGGTCACGCTCTAGGACTTGTTGCCTTAGATGTGACCATTGCCTTGTCCGATAGAAGCTGTATTGCTGACGCTTATCCTCATTACGATAACGTGTAACCGTGTTGTACTTGTGTGTGTATTGTTTGTCATTGCTACGTGCCCAACGTTGCCGACTAGCCAAGTACTCAGCTTCATGCTCATAGTGTTGCTGACAATAGTGGTCAGGGAAATCAACCATCGCATGGCAGTTAGGATAGCGGCATCTTCTTGTCCTTGGCATATTGCTTCCCCCGTTTCTTTTCCAAACTAAAAGCGCCATGCTGTTTAGCACGACGCTTCATCCATTTATCTAAGTGGGTATCCATCTCCGCTTCTTGTGGCGTGACATAGCCATATTTTGTGTTAATCATCTTTGCCATAGTTAATCACCGACACACTCCGAATTTGCACCATCGATAATCATTGACGCTAAACTCTTATTAATAGGTTGCTTGAACTCACCATTAACAACAACCACTTTAGCTGAGTCAATTAAAGGATTGACTCTGATAAACTGCTCCTTTGCTTTTCTCATGGTAGCCTGTGCGTCCTCATGCTCTGGGTCAATATATCCTGATAGTACCCAGTAGCCATCTAGCGTGTGTGATACTTCCATTCTACTTACCTGCTTTCTTCTTAGCTTGTCTGGATAGTAATTACCATAGACCCCAACGTGGTCGCCGTGTGTGATCATCATTCTACTTACCCGATTCCTTTTTAGCCTGTTTGATAAATCGGTCTAGATTATTTCGTTCACAGCCTAGTACATAGTAATAGGCTAATATGTTGCCAGCTATGATAAAGCCACCTAGGATTATACATGCCCATAATGTTAGCTTCAACAGTATGCTAATAACTGGTCCGGATAGTATTGGCAATAAACTAGCCAGCCATAATAGTCCATTGGATACTGCTATTGTAAATAGCCAATGTGCTAGGTTTAATAAGTCTCCGATAAATCGGCCTAGTGTGGTTGCTTCCTCTTGATTTAGCTTATCCATTTATCTGCCGCCTTCCGTATTACTCTACTTAATTAATCATTACTGCCATGACGTCACTCCTAAATTTATGTATCAAAAAACTCCCGCCAATAAGCGAGAGTAGTTTGGAGATTGTCCGTTTTGGCGCCGCGGACGCGTTTAATGTGCTTGGTAGGGATTTGCACCCGACATGGGCCATTGCCCAGCCACTAAAGCATGTATCTCTTCGATACCGGTTCGCGTCTACCTATTCCGCCACAAGCACACGTTAGATTTATAAATAGCTTTCGACTGTTGCTGATCTTGCCGTCTTTTCATCATGACCTAGGGAATTTAACAAGATTTCGAGTCTCATATCACTAACACTTCCCAGAACTTCGCAGCTATTTAATGTGATTGGTGCGGAATCGAACCACACGCGGTAGCTATCCTCCTGACATGGATGCCCCTCAGCGGGAAATTATCTAGCCATGCTTCAACCACACGTCGACTACTGCTTTATCAAAGGCTAAGCAGTTAAGCCTATATCGCTGACGGGACTCGAACCCGCATCTCATTGTGGCTTACCAATTAGCCCACAGCGATTACCAGTCTGTAATTTGGAGGATTACTTCATGCACGTCAATCACATTTGGCATACTACCAATTTAGCACGATTATAGGGGCCAAAAGTGCACGATTAGTGCACGTTTTTATATTTCATACAATCCAAACCCCTTAGCGCAATCGTTGATAAAAGTTTTCTTTAAGTCAAACGCTTTTCGACGGCTAACATTTATCATATGATTTGCAATTAATCCGTCAATTGTGTACTGCTGGTGTTTCTTAAAATATAGCTCATTTATAATTACTTCTGTATCACGGCCAACGCCGTCTAAACAATCATCAATCACTTCTCGCTGACGCTTCAATGTGTTAATGCGCCGATCATCGTCAATTGTAATGAGCGTATTTAACGCCGTTTCCGGATACTTGTATTGTGCTTTGCCACCTCCGACATTATCATCACGAGGGACAGTTGGATAACGTAATTCCTGTTCACGTTTCTCGATATACTTGTCAATCTTGGGATAGTCACGTAGAATATCTTCAACTTTTCTAATCGTCGTTCGTTTCACTACCAATTCCCCTTTCACTCAACTCCATAATGTCAGCAATGAAGTCCTGGCTAATTTGCCTCCTCAAAGGTTACTTCATCCCAATTTAGTGGGACATCATCGCGTTGCTTTAGCTGTTCGATAGCTTCATTTGTGAATTTTGTTTTAAGAAATTCTGTTTCACGCACACTGCCTGCCGTCATATTACCGGTCGAAATATCGATATTTAAATAGCCTAAACCACCATCGAAAATCTTCACATAGTGTTTCTTTTCTTCCGCCCTTTCATCTAGCGGGGTCACTGCAAGTTCTGCTAAGATCATGTAAAGTTTTCTGCTGAACGGCAGAACTGAAAATTCCCTAATATTACCAGTGTGTAGGCTATATTCGTAATTTCCGTTGATATAGATACTACCTGTATTTCCGTTATACACAACATTAAAATCTCCATCTTCCATGTCAATACCATACTTGCTTGATAATGCTTTGATCCGTTTCTCTGCTTCACTATATTTCATTTTTAATCCTCCAATAGCTCCGGGTTCTCGTGCACGTTGCCAATAACTTCAATCTCATTAACATGGTCCCTGACTAGCATTTCGTTTCCAGTAGCCAAGTCTTCTCCAGCGATATAACTATTACCGTCCTCCATAATAATTTGTGAAATTTTAGGTTAGGCATACTTGTAACTAGACTTGATAATGTCACCTTCATAGATATCCTTGCCGTTCACGTCTTTCAGGCCGGTAAACTGCTCAAAATCAACTAAATCGTTCAATTGTTCCAAACTAAAGGTTGATTCTTTAGAATAAATCATTTGTTGAATCGTCATAGGCTCAACATAGTCGTCAGTTTCGTTTCCTGTTTTTATCCACGCTCTAAACTTAATCATCGTCGCCATCTCCAACCAAATCATCTAGCTCGTTTATTGCTTGTTTAACTCCAGCATCGGTTGCAGGCATTCTTAAATCCATCCAGCCTTCGTAATCTTTAACCAATCTCCTACGCAACTCTTTCATTCCACTATTCATTCGCCGGTGCTTCCGTTACATAAAATTCTGATTCCCAAATGTTAGCCGCAGTATGCGATAAGATATAAATTTTCATGATTATTCCTCCATTGCTTTAATATATTGAGTTAAAAATATCAGCTGGTGATTGTAAGACATTCCATAGTACGTACGTTCTAAGCCATCAGGTGCAAGGCCTAAGTCGATTGATTCGCATACGTCTGCCAGACTTTCGAGTGGCTGAACTGAATCTTGACTTTTTACTGCTTGTAAAACCCATTTAAATAATTTACGTTCTTCATTAGTTAATTTATTCATTTTTTGTCTCCCAATAATTTTTATGATTCGTTAATTCATAACGGCCAACCTTATAAAGTTGAGCTTTACGGTCTGCATCTTCGTCCTCCGTAATGTAATATTTGTTTTCGTCAATCGCGCGAATACGTCTATCAATCCAACTGTTCTCTGTTGTAATTGATTTGGTGTATGTCTTCATGGTGATGTACTCCTACTCAAATTCGATTGCTGGTTTGTTCAGGTGCCCAATCAAGCCAAGGCGTTCCAACCGCTCATAGTTGAGACGCTCGCAGTATAAATCTGCTTCGTACTGAGAACTGAATTCCTTGATTACGGTTTCACCATTGCGGCCCACAATCTTGAATTTCATTTTTTTATCAATCCTATCCAGTTGGCTCATTTCTTCAAAATGTTTACTCATTCTTCGTCCTCCGTAATTTCATCTATTTCTACTCTAGGATTTCGTTTATCAACGGCAAATTCGTCCTGGAATCCTGTGATGTGCTTTCGATTATCGTTGCCTAAAATCCCAGCCTTCATAAAGCCGTCCAGCACAAACTTTTTAGCAAACGCGATATTATCCGCATCTTTCCGGTTGTTCTTCGTGTACCACGTAAATTTAAGCTTGCAAGGCCAGCTGAATTCGACTCCAGAATTTCGACTAGCTCGCGCATATACACTACATAAGGCTGTGTACCGCTTCTTTAGGTTAGCTGCGGCGTATCTGTTGGCCCGTTCAGCCTTGATGTACTCATTTAAGCTAGGTAGTTCGCCCTTAATCACGACTTTGTTCATACTTTCGGCACCCGGCTAATGTAGTAGCCATTAACGATCCCGTTAGACATACTGGCCTGTCTAATCGAAAATTCTGGGGCGTCAATCCTCTCACATAATCGTGCCAGTGTTTGATAGGCGATCACTTCATCAGGATTGTTATACTTCTCAGCACGCCAGTAATCGTTAGTCAGTGGCAGGCTGTATTTGTGGACTAAATCCTTTACCCGATTTAATTCCATTGCCGTACTATCAGCTAGTTCTCTAAGCGTATGTTTGCCATGCTTATGTGCTTGCCGAATGGCTCTGACATCCTCACGTTCGCCCTGCTTCGAGTCTATTTTCATACTGGCTAGGTAAGCCGCATCATCCCATGGCTTAGCTGTTTCCTTTTCAATGACTACTGGGAATTGCCATTCGCCATGTTGGCGCCTTTCCAGTAACATGCGATGTAGCTCTGGTTCATCGCCAGTAGCTAGCACCCTGTGCTCCTCATCAAACGTCTTGATTGCGTACACTAGACAACACCCCCGCTAATTCCTTTTCGTAATGAGCATGTATCTCATTCGTACAATTTGGGCATGGTCCAAACGTGAAACCACAACTCCCAAGTGGTTGCTGAACAACTTTACTACCATGACATAATTCACAACTCATACACTTCTGACTCCTTCCATGTTGTCAAACAGCAATTGACAGCTAGTATCCTTGGTATATAAGCGATCGATTGTTTTGCCATCATACATACTTTCTAATTGCTTACGTGTGTTGTTAGTCGTAATGATGGTTATATGTTTGACTTCGTTATGATCAAAATCGCAACGCGCATTCGCCACTTGATACATCAGTGTCTGCAAATCTTTGTGCACTGGCTTGTAGAATCCTTTTTCGGTTGGTTTACCGCCTTCAGTACCAAAATCGTCTAAAACTAGAACATCAACGTTTTGCATGTCTTTTAAAACGTATAGTAACCGTTGACGTACATCCGGTGCTTCGTATTTCTCATTAACCAGCCGTAGCAACTCAGCTGTTGAAACAAACATCGCTGTTTTGCCTACACCCATTAACTGATACATAATTGCCAGTGCTAATGACGTTTTTCCAACGCCGGGGCCACCTGCAAGCGCTACGTTGAACTGGTTAGTCTCTAATTGCCTAGCTAACTTAAATGCCTGATTGCCAAGCTCTCTAGCTTTAGCTTGATTAGGCTGTTTATCAACCTGCCAATCATTAAAGCTAAATCGTAGTGGCACGCCTCCAGACCAGACTGACATGCGATAGTAATACCGTTTTCGGTTAGCAATTACGCCCGCATTCGCCCAATCAATCGTTTGATGGTCCAATTCTTCTTTGGTTGGCAACTTAGTTGTATCAATTCCTCTAGCCGCTACTACTTTCTGAATCGTGGCTTGATTGAATAACTTCGTTACATTTTCCATTAGCCAAACCAGTCCTCTCGTGTTTGTGGCGCTACTTTGTTACTTTGGTTACTTTGCTGATCTCTCTTAGCCCAATTACGAATGGTAGCCAAGTAATCTTTGTAGTGTTTACCACTAGATTGAACATACCCAGAGACTCGCTCAATACGATCTTGCCAATCTTTTGGAAACTCTGACTTAAGCTTTGCTAATTGTTCATCAGTCAGTAAGACATTCTGGTATTGTCCATATTTGTGTCGTGCTGGTTTGGCTTTTCCTGGCTTGGGCTTACCTGGTTCTATATACTTACCTTTACTATCCTTACCTAACCTATCCTTACCTAACCTATCCTTACCTAACCTAACCTCGGTATGACAATTGCCTACCAAGTGTCCGTCATTTGGTTGACCGTTGGTTGACACTTGACTACCGAAAGGTAATTTGCTATAACTAGCGTCTTCATTTAGCTCTAATTGTTTAAGCTCACTAGTATATTTCGTGGGGTGCTTACGATCTGATCGGATGTAATTATGAATATGCCAATCTTTAATCACAGTGACGCCATTCTCAAACGGAATAAGGTACTGCTTGGCTAACAAAATTTTCAAATCATCATCACTTGAACCAGTCATCCGCATAATGGATTTTGTATTACCCACAAACCCATCATCATCAGCATGCATATTCAAATGAAAATATAGTAGCTGAGCTGACTTAGGCATATCCATAAACAAATCAGAATCCGTGATCGTATTACTAAACATTCTCCTTTGTGCCATCTTTTAATCCTCCCTTATTTACTAGTAGGCATTCCACCCACCCGGTGTATTAGTCACTGCTGTATTTACCTTTCAAGCCAATTCGTTTTAACGTTTCTTTATCTAGTTTTATGCCATCTACTGGGACGTGGTATTTTGCACTAAATGCCACGGATCCAATTTGCTCAATCTCGCTGTGATGGACTCGACACAATGCCATAACGTGCCGTTTGGTGTGGTCAACGTGTGTTCTGTTCAAGCCGGCTCCGATAACGTCTACATGATGGATATCAGCACGATTACCGCAGATCATGCAAACTCGGTGGCGGCAACATTGAAACAGATAATATTCTTGCTCACGCGGCAATAGCTTATAGCCTTCCTTGAACGGCACATGCCACTCAAACATGAAGTCGATGACTAGGTCGAGTAATTGGTTAGCGTCACTCACAGACGATTCTGTGGTGTCTGACAGGCTAATCTGTTTGCCAAACGTATATGACTCATACTGCAAATAAAACAAGTTTTTCAAGAAGTCTGTCGGCATGCCTGACCACGTATAGATGTCACTAAGCAACGCGAAGAACAAGCGTCGTTGTTGTGGCCTAGCTTTACGTGTGTCAGCTATTTCCCAATCCACATAAAATTGGCTGTAGGAGCCGCTAACGGTCTCTATATGGTCTAAATTAGGCTTCTCATCTAACCGTGTAACCAAATAGTATTGGCCATCCTGCTCAATTAACTGCGCTCGTGACTGTTGCATCTAGTCACCCCAATGTTTGGAAGCTTTATTTAATAAACAGTTTAAATTAGAATGGCGATTCGTCTGGAATTGGGGGAAACCCACCGCCATGGTAACTATTAGCTGATTGATTACTATATCCTGGGGCTTGCACATTACCAGCATTACTACTTGCTGGAGTGCTGAATCCATTACCCTGTTGCTTATTAGTCGTCGTGCCAAAACCACCACTTGTGCTTTTGTGATTGTCAAAGCCACTATTTCCTGTATTGCTACTGCCTGCTGGCCGCTTAACACCATTCGGTTTGCTACCATCCTGCATAAATGGTTTGTGACTTTTGACGCTTAAATAAGTTTTACCGTTTTGACCAGTTTCCCAATCGACCGTGACAGCCAGTTTATTACCAACGGCTTGCGAGACAAATTGCTGAATCGAATCAAATGAAGTCCCATTAGCTGCGCCTAGGGCAACCGCAATCGTGTTAAACCGTTTAATCGAAAGATTACCTTTCTCCTCTGTACTGGTATCCCACACTTCATTGTCGAATCGAATTCGGCCACCCTTATATTTTCCATCGAGCACTTCATAATCAAATACTGCCATTGGGTTCCCGGCTTGTTGAGTTGTCGTGTATTGAGAACTGGGAGCAACCACCACATTGTATGTTCCGGCCTCCTCCACTGCTTGTCCGAGAATATTATTTGTATCTACTGTAAATAGTGCCATTTTTATTTCTCTCCTTTTTCTGACTGAATTAGCTCATTAGCTTTAATCAATTTGCGATCATCTAATCGGTTTTTAGCGTGATTTCCTTTTTCTGGATCCAGATCAATCATTCGTTCACCCGCTGCCAAGTAAATATGGCCTACTAGGTCGAACATCGAAGTAAATGCGTTAAACGTTTTTTCATTCATATCAGCTTGAAAACGACCCTCGCCACTAATTCCTGATGATCCGTTATCAAGTTGATGAGCAGTAGCATAAATCGTTTTGCCACTTTCTTTTAAAATGGTTCCCAAATCACGAAACCATAATTGTAATTTTTGATAATTCTGACGATTGTCCTTAGCAGCATTATCAATATTTTCTAATACCAAGTTTTGAAGTGCTGTGATATTGTCTAATACAATCACCTGATACTTAGCATCTGAAATTCCTTGCATGACATATTGTTCAACCATTGCCTGGATATTTGGCATGTCACGATGTTCAAAGATAATAACATCGACGTCCTTATCGCCAATCAAAACATTGCTCGACATATCGAAGCTGAACAACAACTTGTGGCCTACAAACTGTTTCACTACACTGGTCTTACCGGTACCACCATCACCGTATATGAAGTACATATTTGGTATCACCGGAATGTTGCCATCCGCATAAAACTTCATCTACATCACTGCCTCAAATTTAATACCATTCTTTTTCATATATGAAGATAGCCCCCACATCTGGTCTTTAGTGGCTGTAATTTTCAAAGTTCGAGTAAGAGACACTACTTCGCCGGTGTCCGTATCGACAATTTTACCGGTACTCGTTTCTTGCTGATGCTCTGCAGCCACTTGCTGTTTAAGCTCTCGTTGACGTTCACGTTCTTTGGCTGATTCAACTTGCCGGTCAATTGCCTGCAACAAGTACTGAACGTCCTGTCCTTGCTTCAACTGGTCAATCCATGGGATGGGATCAACGTCGACTGCTTGAGCATACTTGGTAATCATCGTTGTGGCAGTAGCCAACTTATCCTTGGCTTGCTTTACCACCGTCATCGAAGATGCAACTTCTTGAGTGATTTGTTTGTTGCTGATGCTCTTATTCAGCCAACGAGGATCGAATTCAATTTCATCCACCCCAACGTCGTAATTGGGTGCCATTTCAGCAATCAAGTCCATCACGTCATCTTTGCGTTGTTCACGGCGTTGAACCTCCAGCTCACCAAGCCCTTCATCAATCGGATCAATGATCATGTCGATGCTGGCTTCAAGCTTTTTTACCTCGGTTTCAAACTCACGTAATGGTTGATTATAATTGCGCTTGATTTCTTTGCGCCGATCATCAAGCGCCTTTTTGAGCTTGTTCAATTTGGCTCGCACTTGCTTGCTGTCAGTTACGTTATCTTCGGTAATTACTAAATTCGAGTAGCGCGATACATATTGCGCAATGGACGTCTGCAATCCTTCCAAATTGTTAATTTTAATTGGTACCGGTTGATAGTCCACCGTGTAGTCTGGCAGATTAATTACTTCATTCGCCATTATTCAAGCCCCCGTAATTCGTTCAATTCTGTTTCACTCTTATCCAACATCTTGTACAACTTGGCCAGCGATTCGCCATCACTGATCCAAACACTGTTGATAACATGCTTTAGAAACTTGATGTGATTGTTCACGATTTCTTCCATAACTACCGTCCTCGCTTTCTTAGCACTTGCAAACGAGACTGCTTTGGAATAGAGTAGATGTTGGTGTTGAACATTTCTTCCATTAGCCCATCGTTAGCCGTTACTAGCGATGGCTTTTTTTGCACTCGTTTCCAGTTGTTAACTGATAAAACTGATACTTTTGGCATGATCATTCCTCCATTTCTAATGCTTCTTGCCAATCAATGACATATCCGCCACCAGGACACTTGCTAACTGAAATATCTTCTTCTGATAGTGTGTTGATAACGCCGACACTAATTCCAGACTTGTTCCAGATGATTGAGTGATGGCCTGACAAACTAGCAACATTCATTTCACTTAGTAAATCATTTGCTTGTGCCTTGTCAGTATTGGCAACTAATTTATTGCCAAGTCCAACAAATGCATCTGTGTCTCTTACCATTACATTTCCTCCTTAAATTCCAAACCAGTTTCTAATCTCACGACGCTTATACCACACGGTTGTTAGCGCCCAGGTTAATGCTGCTACTTCTACCATGGCAATTCCTCCTTATGAGTTGAATCATCATCTACCCGCCTAGGTTTTAATTACTCAAATTTTGATGATTCAATAACCATTTTTCGACTGCTGGGGCGTACCATTTTCCGTCTTCTTCTGGCTTTGGGAACCCTTCTTTGTCGCGATAGTGCTTGTCGAATGTATCTACTTTGATTCCAAACTCAGAGTAGAAATCTTTACGTCCAATCATTTTATGATCAACAGCTTGCTGACTACGCCCATCCGCGATTCCTTGTTCATATGCTTGCGTGAAAAGCTTCGACAAAGCACTTATTAAACTGTCCATCCTGGTCGCTCCTTTCGGTGTATAATTTTGTTAGTTCAATTAATCGAGGTGAATCATATGACAAACACATACGTACTTCCTGAATCTCAGTGGGAAGTAACCTTCTTGGATAAATGCGAACAACCTTGTATACCAATCGCTCAAACATAAAAAATCATTTAAACGTATCGTTGCCCTGTTTCTTTGATACGTTGGGGTGCCCTAAAGGGCCTTTTGGACCCGGATCATCGCACCCCACATATCGCATTCTGAAGGCTTCCGTGTTACTTGCGATAACACTGAGGTCTTTTTCAATTGCCCATAATACGTGTACTAGTTGCTTTAGTGTTTTTGTCATACTGCTTCGCCTCCTATGCTGGCTGTTCATTTAAGTAAAGGTCGCTCATACCAAGCATGTCCGCTGCTTGTGCTAAAGCGTCATAGTTCGTCGCCTGAACTTCACTAACTGTGCTCGGCTCCCACTTACCACCGTTAACCCGAGATTTAAGGTTAGGGTTCAATGTCGTATCGTTATACTCAAGCAAGAATTTCAGTGCTTCACGTACATTTTCAAATTCCATTGTTTTGCCTCCTATGCTGGCTCATTGTCTAATCGAAGTGACGTCTGCCGAATAATCGTCTTAGTTGCTGTAGACGGCTCCCAATCGTTGATGAAGTCCATTACCATCTGGTAGTCCTTCTTGCGTAGCATTGACCGAGCACTCACGTTAGCAATCTTCTTGATTCCACTGCCAATATCCTTGAACAGCTCGCCTCGTTGTTTCTGTGTGATATGACCATAACTATGTGCGACTTCCGACACGCGCTGATTAACACGCCGGTTAAGCGCACTATATTCAGGATTAGGAATAACTTGGTTCTCTTTGAGGTCTTTCACATCGCCCTCTACACTGTCTAGGCGCTGATTAGTTTCCTCATTGGCTTGCAATGCCAATCGTGCAATCTCTCGTGGCGATGTTGGCAATTTCACTTGTTCTTCCATAGAGTTGAATGCCTCAATGTATTTGAGCTTAAACGCATCCGCCTTTTTACCTGTAAACCCGAAAGCAATGAAACTGAACCCGTCACGATTCATGTAATACATTGGATTAGATTTACCACTTCGGTCTTTATAAAATCCCTTGGAAAACATCGAATCGTACTGAGCTGAATTTTCAGCTGAGTCAAGCTTATTCTCAATCGCTTGGACTACATTTTTATGTTGCTTATCAAATACTTCTGCTACCTGCAAGCTACTGGTAACGGCTTGCTTATTCTTCATAATTACTAAATCATTCATGTGGATCATCCCTTTTGTTTTTTGGTAGTATAATTTAAATGTTCCAGAAAGGTGGTGAAAATAATATGAAATATTCACGAGATCAACTAATGCAAACCATTTCCTCGGAAACAGATAAAGTTTGGGATAACGGTGCTGCTCTTGCCCTAATCTCTTTTGTCAAGGAAGAGATTGAATCGACTGGTCAGCCTTTATCTCAATCCCAAACAGACGCGTTGGCAAAATCTTTAACATACATTTCAAAAGCAAACACTAAAAATTCTTTAATTGCTACTTTTAATGTGTTTACCACTCTTGGAATCTTTAAAGCCAACTAGGGTCCGTCTGAAAACTACTTAAGTAAGATGCAAATTGAGGCAATGTAAACCGTAGCCAGATAAACATGAGCGAGCTTATCATAACGCGTTGCAATCCTACGAAAGTTCTTCAACTGATTGAAGAAGTTCTCAATCAAATGGCGCTCACAATAAACGTGGTAATCACAGGTCCACTTGTCTTTGGTATTTTCCTTTGGCGGAATGGTATAGACGCCTGCTTTATCTTCAATATACTGGCGAAGTTTCGCGGTGCCATAGGCTTTATCCGCGATAATATTTGATTGAGAAATATCGAAGCCTTCCAGCAACTCACTGGCAACTTGGCTATCATGTACTTGACCACCTGTTAGGCGAAAACCCAAGGGATTCCCTAATCCGTCAACGAGTGCGTGAATCTTGGTCGTTCGGCCACCTCGACTTAGTCCAATAGCTTGATTTTCGACCATACATTCGGCGTTTTTTTTGCCCCAGTGGCCTTTTGATGCGCTCGAACGATCGTTGAATCTAAGCTCAAGTTTTCCATGTCGGGATCGTCAATCAATTCGAGAAAAACCTGTTCGAACAAGCCTGAACTTACCCAGGCTCGGAAGCGACTATACACCGTTTTCCAAGAGCCATAGCGTTCAGGTAGATCACGCCAAGGAGCCCCGCTGCGCATGAGCCAGAGGATAGCGTTGAGGGCGGTACGGTTGTCTAGGCTTGATGGACGGCCAGTCCGGTATGGCGGGAAGTATCCTTTGATTCGGTCCCACTGAGCATCTTCCAGTTCGTATCGTTTAGGTGTTGTCATCGGAATGCCTCGATTCGTTTTTCCTCAGATTGTACCTGAATTTTAAGTTTTCAGACAGTCCCTAGTTTGCCACTTGTTATTTTTGAAGCTTCTATTTTTTTAATAAAGGATTCACATATTGCAGATGTGGATCCTTTTTTGTTTTGTTCCTTCATAAAATCATTCCTTTCTATGCTGGTTGCTTGTAGTCCATTGGCGTAAACAAAAACTTGATTTCGTATTCAGGAAAAAACTTTTCTTGAATTTTTAAAGCTTCTGTAAATTTGAACGAAGACTTGCCGTTTATTTTGTCAGCCACCGTCTGGTATCTAACATTCAACAGATCAGCAATATCTACTAAAGAAACGTTTTTTTCTTTTCTGACATTGTTAAGATTATTCAACATATTTTCCTTCCTTTCTAAGTACGAAAATTCGTATGTTTTAATAAAAAAATAAATGCCCTCCTTGAACATGACCTAATGATATACGAATTTTCGTATCGAGTCAATACAAAAATTCGTATTTTTCTAAATAATTTTATATACATACGATTTTTCGCATGGTACAATAGACACATATTAAGGGAGTGAATGGATTTGAATAAAGAAGAATATTTAAAAGATTTAATTGAAATCAAATACGGTAACGTTAAATCTTTTTCGGAACATGCCGGATTAAAATACACCACCGTTCGTTCAATTCTAGAACGTGGGGTGTTAAACGCTAAAGTAGAAAACGTTATAAAAATTTGTGATGCCTTAGGCATAAAGCCAGAAGACATTTTAAAAGTAGAAGATTCCATTATTAATGATACCAATAAAAAGATGATTCAATTAAACCCTGATCGTCAGCAAAATGTTTACAACTACGCCGACAATCAACTGAAAGAACAAAATGGTAAAGTCGTTAACTTGCCACTCGTTGGTAAGTCAGCCGCTAACCCTACTGAATTGACCTATGGTGATGTAGAAATTGAACATGATGACTTCACCGACGTACCGCACGGGGCAGATACAGCCATCCGTATACAAGGCGATTCGATGGAGCCACTGATTCACGATGGTCAAATTATCTTCTACCATCAGCAAGAAGAAGTTGAAAATGGTGAGATTGCTGTTGTTGAAATTGATGGTGACGGTGTTACTTGTAAGCAAATTTACTACGACTACACTTCTGATGAAGTCATCTTGCGATCTATTAATAAAAAATACGAACCACGTCATGTTAAAGATGACCAGGTACGTATTATAGGCAGAGTTATATTATAGGAGCTTATTGCTCCTATGCTTATGTGCCAAAAAGAACACATGTTCTACATATTTAGCGGTATTATACTTACATAAGACCAGATACGGATGTCGGTAAAAGCTGGGGAATTTGGAGGAGAACAATGAAAAGAGTTATAGAATTTTTTGTAACAATTTTTGCAATTGCAATGTTGATACAATATTGGTGGATTTTATTGCTAGCAGCCGGAATTTTCTTAGTAATTTTCATCATAATTAAAGCAAAGAGATCTAAAACTAGCCAACTCAAGAATCAAGCAAACTCTCGCGCAGAGAAACATGGTCGACAATCTTCAATTGACAAAGATGCATCGCTTCACAATGGGTCAGGTCAGGATCAAAGCGTTGATGTTGAAGAAACGTCATCAGAAAACGTGGAACCACACTATAGTCACCCGGAACAGCTCAGCGATGAACACACATCTGATGAGTTGGTCAATTCAAATATATATACAAATAAGCTTACTTCGATTGAAGAAGATAAACACAGTGAGTTAACAGTGTCTAATCCAGCTCAGTATATCCACAGGCTTAGACGAAAGCTAACTAACTTTGTTGTCTTTGATATTGAGACTACTGGATTAAACCGCTTCGAGGATAAAATAATACAAATATCAGCCATTAAGTACATTAAGGACCAAAAAGTTGGGACTTTTAATCAGTATATAAACCCAGGATTTCAAATTGACAAAAAAATAATGTTTCTAACCGGTATTGATAATAGCAAGCTTGAATCTTCCCCAACAATATCAACTGTGATGCCAAGTTTTGAACTATTCATAGAAGACCTACCATTGATTGGACATAACATTGTTAAATTTGATATTCCGTTCCTGATTAACAACGGATTTAGCAAGCAGGATATTAACGCACTTGATACCTACCCACTGTCAGATAAAAAATTGCCGGATTTAAAAAACCATAAGCTGCCAACTCTCAAAAAATATTTTGGCATAGCTAACAGGTCTCACAATGCATTGAATGATTGTGAAACAAACGCCATAGTTTATCAAAAGTTAAGAGATAATGACCTCAATCCTGTCACTATTGAATATAGCAATTTACAACAAGTTCTAGCTGGTAAACGTTTTTGTATAACAGGGGAGTTTATGGAAGCTAGTCGTGAAGATCTGATTGATACAATTAATAAATATGGTGGAAAATTCACCAAAAGTGTTTCACACGTTACGGATTATCTAATTGATGGAACACAAGTATCAACTAAACTAACCGATGGTGTTCATAGTTCAAGCGAGTTAAAGGCAATTCAATATCAGAAAGAAAACGGGCGAATAAAAATTATAAGCTATGATGATTTTTGCAATCTTTTACCAAAACAAGACCAACACGTAGAAAGTATAAAGAATGTCAAGTTGTAGTATAAATTTCATTACTGAATCGGGGTAAAAGCTATGGAATTGTATGTAGGAACGTACAGCACACACGTGTTCGACTTTACCATTGCAATTGGCATCATTTGCTTCATAGCGCTAGTCGTCATGTTAGTTTACTGGAATCACAAGCGAAAATAGCACCCTGCCCACTACCAGCCTAGCGGGCAACATGTGAGCGTAGTTCAACGGTAGAACGGTACTCCTTTGAGTTGCTGACTAGATACTATGCAGATGCAGGTTCGACTCCTACCGCTCGCGTTGTACGTTAATAGCAAATAATTATGGAGGCACCTATGAATATTGATATCACAAAAATATTAGATTGGGGATTGATAGTACTATCACTTTACTTAGTTGTGGATACACTTCTGCAAACAAATCATAACAACCCCTACAACATGTTTATAATAACCCTCAAATTAATAGTTGCCATCATCGTGGGATTGTTTGGTATGTACACAACTTTTTACAACATCTATTGAAACTTCTGTTAACATGCGAGCGTAGTTCAACGGTAGAACAATGTTCCAAGTCTTGAAGCCCATTCTTTCTTGGAGTACTATGCAGGTTCGACTCCTGCCGCTCGCGTTGACCAAATACTGATGTCATTAAAAGCTGACTTGTTTGGGGGTGATTAATATGACATATTTTGATCCTGACGAAATACTTCAAACAAAAGAAGAAGCTTTAGATTACATGGAAGTGCATGGCATTATGACAGATGCCACCTTTCCAAAGCTTAATGATACGGGAAACACTGATAAACACATGGCTCCTGTTTACAAATATCTTAGAGAAAATGGTATGTATATACTTCACACTGGTTTCTATGATAGAACATTTAATTTTGGTGCAATATACTTTATGTTTGATGCAAATCGCTTTGATTATCAAACTGCACCAGCTGAAGTTAAGAAGATTTTGAAAATTTGGTCAAAGTTTCAATCTAATTAAACTAAAAAGCACATCCCCTCCCGCCAAGAAGTAAGATGTGCTTTTTAAGGAGGTGATAGTAATGAGCGATAAGCCAACAAAATTTGTAAAACCAGTAGTACCAAAGCCTGGCCAGAGAAACAGTCCAAACAGAACCGCACCAGTACCACATGGAACCTCAGCGCCCAGTGTTAAGCCCAAAAAATAATTATTATTTTTTTAAATAAAAGATATAGTACTTTAATTTACTTTTGCTATCTATATAGACTCGTGGATAATCTTCCATTCGGATAGATGAATAGTTTTTATTCATTAATTCAATGACTTCATCCTCTGAAAATGTACTTTGTTCCATTTTTTCCTCAGGTGTTAATAACAGTTGATGTTCTAAATCAAGTGATTCAGAATAATGTTCTAAAAACCCAGATGATATATATTGATGATTGAAATCAAAAATGTAAACCATCATATAACCATGATGTTCAAAAGCATACTCATGTGGTGTCTTGGTAGAAATCATTGATAAATTTTCATTACTCCGACTTTTGTTTAATAGTATTTCAACCCTATTAAATAAAAATCGAAGTAACAAAAATGTTATTAATATACTAGTTACTACAGTAATTAGTACGGTAAAAATTACATTCCAGATATTTGGATTGTTTGCTATCACATTAATAATAATTGTATAGATTAGAAAGTTCATTATTGAAAATAAGATACACCATGCTGACCGGTCTTCTTTACTAGAGTAAGAAGACAACGTACCTTGATTTACCAATAAATTATAATTTAAGAATCCTAACGTTCCAGATAAAACAATGCTTATAACGAGTGACTGGTAGTTCATTATTATTCACCTTCGCTTGAAATTAATGAATTTTGTTCACCTATTATAACACAAAAAGCACATCCCCTCCCGCTAAGAAGATGGATGTGCTACCAATAAAAGCCAGTGGATTGCTCCGCTCTTTTTACATACATAATATTATCACAACTAAGGAGGTGATGCCTGCAAGTCCTTAAAATTCTACCCGCCTAGGTGAAATTTAAGGAGGAAATATAAATGGCAAGTATTAAAAAGAAAAATGGCAAATGGGCCGTTCGCGTTAGTTACTATGATGAATTTGGCAAACGGCACTTTAAAAACAAGAGTGGCTTTTCTCGTAAAAAAGAAGCTGAACAGTGGGCAACTAAATTGGAACAAGCTAAGTTTGACCAATCCATAGGAAAAACCGATACAACGACAGTCTTTACAGATTACTACGAGAAATGGTTAGAAACCTATAAATTTGGCAAAGTTTCCCGAATTACAGAACAAGAATATCGATATACTCTTCGCCAAATTGCTGAGTTACTACCCAACGTTCAACTGTCGTCAATGACAAGGCTGCGTTATCAACAATTTATCAATGAATTTGTGCACGGTAATGCCAAGCAACGTGCACAGCGACAACTGACAGATAATCAACCATATCATAGCAAGTCATCTGTTGAAAAATTGCATGGTCACATTCATGCTGCAATTATCGATGCCGTAGCTGATAATTTAATAAAGACCGATTTCTGCTTACATGTTGAATTAGGTGGCCACTCCGGTAAACCAGCACAACTAAAATACCTTGACGCGAAAGACATGCAAACACTAGCCGCTGAGGTCAATAAAAATATCAAGCTAATTTCTACTGGAAAATCAATGATCTACACCGGCCTACTAACTGGTATGCGAGTAGCCGAAGTTTCTGCGCTCACTTGGACTGATATCGATTGGCAAAATAAGACTATCCGCGTTAATAAGTCATGGGATTATGTTTATGGTCAAAAATTCAAGAAAACTAAAACCGAATCGAGTATTCGGACAATAACCGTAACTGACGATCTTTTAAATCATCTTAAGACGCTACACACTTTACAGATGGCAGCTAAATTGGACAACCCAGATCATTTAGTTTTCATGAACAAACGTGGTCGTATTCCCTCTCCAGGAGCATGTGATAACCTGCTCAAAAAATACTCCGACTCATTGGGGATTAAACGGATTAGTTTTCACGGGTTACGGCACACCCATGCTAGCTACCTGCTCTACTGTGGCGTAAAGATGGAATACATTTCCAAACGGTTAGGCCATAAGAACAGTTCCATCACTCGTAACGTTTACGCTCATATGATTAAAGAAGACCAACGGCAGGAAGACAAGCGGACCTTAAAAGCCCTCTCTCAGGTCAACTAA